TCAACTCCAATTAGGCCAAGATGTCTGTAAGCAATAGGGCGAGAATATCATCATCCGACAAGTCATGACGCCCTTCCGCGAGGATTTTACCCACTTGTGTCGCATGTTCCACGTACACCACACGAGTTTGTGCTGCTCCACTGGCCAGCAAGTCTCCAGCTTCATACTCGTGCACCGCTGGAAGCAGGCGTACTTGGGCGCTGCCTGATGCCGTGATCTCACCAATCAGGTGGTCGTATCGGACTGCCGGAATCTTGATCTCGGCAGACACAAACTTCATGGTCGCCGGGGCGTACTTGTGCAAGCCGCGCAACGGCCCGTCAAGTGTCTTCGGTACGGCGGTGGGCGCGAACCCTTGAACGGCCAGCAGCTGCGGGCTGTACCCAACACCTTGGACCGACACCGGGTTGTGATGCCCGGCAATAATCAAGCCGATCAGGCCAGCGGCCGCTACCTGAGCGACCCCGAAGCCAATACCTTGGGCCGCTGTGGCCCTTGGGTTGATTCTCACGCCGTGCGCGTAACGGTCACGATGCCGTTCACGTCCGTGATGCTCTGCACCATATCACCCGCCAGTCGGGTATCCACCGAGACCACCAATGGAACAGCTGGGTCAAGGCCGTGGATTTCGTACATGCGGCGCAGGTAGTCGTGCTCCACCGGGGTGAGGCCAACACCATTGGCCAGCGTGGTGCCCACGCCCAGCATGGCATCCTTGGCCGTCGTCGTGCTGTTGAGCAGGTATTCCCACGTGGCTTGAGCAATCTGTTGCAGCGGGGGCGTGGACGAGTAGTCGCCAGAGGCAAGCCTGGTGGACACAGCCACATCAAGTTTGGCCAGCTCGACAGCCAGCTCGGTACGTACCGCAGCAGGCATGAGGTCGATGAGCGTGGATAGGTGGTCGAACTCGGCCATGTAGATCCCCTGCCTTGTGTCAGCTTGTGCGGTGGTTTCCAGTGCAGCGAAATCTGTGGCAAGTGCCAGCTTGACGGCTGCCGCGATGTCAATGGCCGTCGGGCCTTGGTTAACGCCGCCAGCCGTAGCGATGGTGATGGCCTGCACCGGCTGCTGGCGATTGATCTGAACGGTGAAATTGCCCAGCGTGGGCACGAAGGCATCAGCCGCGCCACCATCGACGAGCAGCACACCACCCGTCACGTTGAGGGTGTGGTCAGCTTCTTGAGGACGGATGCGCCATCCGTTCATCAAGTAGCAGTAATACGGGATGTACGTCCCAGCCGTAGCGTCGATGGGGTCACCACCGATGATGCTGAAGGCTGGGAGGTACTTGCTGTTGTCAGCAGTGGAATGCCAGCGAACCCAATCGCTCCACAGGTCTTGAACCGAGAGGCTCGTCGTCCCTGTGGTGAGCGTAATCAGCCGGGTTTGGCCGTCGAATTGGGTTGCCATGCAAAAAGCCTTTTACAAGTAGGCGCGGTCTTGTTCCGCGACCAGAGCAATTGTAATGCCCTTGGCTCGCGTAATGGTTGCACCGAATTGTACAGGTTTGGCACTGCCGGGGCGACCAGCGATCACGGTCACATTCGCGTCAGTACCTGCTGTACGGCCACCCTGCGAGTTGCCGTCGTAGTCGTACGTGAAGGTGATAGCGCCCGTGAACGAGCCTGCGATGTCCACACCAGCTGCGTCCTTGACGGTGACTGCACCAGACTCGCCGAAGTCGTCCAGCACGCCTGGCAGCGTGGTGAAGAACATGCGGTAGTAGCTGCCAGCACCGATGAGGGGGCTGTTGGGCACAATGCTACCAGCCGACAGGTAGGAGTAGTAGCGGTCAACGCTGTTCTGATCCTTGAACACGACACGGTTGATGTCGTTGGCGTTGATGTTGTTGATGAACACGCCCTGCGTGGTCTTGAGCGTGTCACCCTCGAAGGACAGCAGCGCGTCGGCGGTCTTGCCGATCACAGTGCCCGAGCCTTGGTCGATGTCGCTGTTCTGGCGAAGCAGGTACTGCACCTTGGTGTAAATCTGCTCCAGAGTAGCGCCGTTGCCCTCGACAACAACGCGGAACGGGTAGTTCGTGCCGTTGATCGACTTGTTCTGGTTGGACGCGTAGTAGGTGACGTTGATTCCGCTGTAGGGTGCGCTGCTCATGGCGGCGTCAGCAGCGGAGATCTTCGTGTCAACCTCGTTGGACAAGAGCAAGTTGACGATGTACGCACCTGTACCAGTCTTGCCGGTGTCGGAGAGCACGCTGTCCTTGTACTTGTAGCCCTGCTCGCGCACGAAGCCACGGAAGTACGCACGGTTGTCAAAAGCGCCGTTGGTGGAGTCACCGTACACCTGCACGCCAATGTTGGCCGCGTCGGTGAAAGTGAAGTCGGTGGCCGCGCCGCCGCTGGTTTTTTGGTAGTACAACTGTGAGCCGGTGTTGACCGTGCCCAGAGACACGATGCCCACGTACACGCGGTTGAGCGTGCCGGTGCTGGTGATCGCGCCGGGGGTGGTGGGACTCCACTCCTCCCAGCCACCATCGCGCATCATGTTGCGCGTGGCATCATCTGCGGGCTTCCAGCCGGTGTAGAACTGACCATCGAAACCGAAACGATACTGACCTGAGAGTGCGTCAATAGCGTACATAACAAAAGGTGAGTCTTGATATGACGCGGTTTGCCAGAGTTCGATGAACTTTGAGTAAACAGCTTGTAAACTGACACCATCCTTGGCGATAAGGCCGTTGGTTGTCGCACCAGTCGCACTAGCTACCAATGTGAACGTACGATTCGTCTCGTCAATCGTCAGGTTTGTCCCGACGATCAGTTGAGAGCGGTTGGTTAACTTCGCCATGACATGAGCCTTTCAAGTTGGTTAAGCGAATACGCGGTCTACAGTTTGTGCCACAGGGATTGTGGCGGCGGTTGTCGTGAGTTGGTAGTTCCTTATGTAATAAGGTACGTATCCGCTCAAGAAAATTCCAATGTCAATCGGTTGGGTCGTCGTGTAGCCGTAGGTGTAGCTCGACGACGGCACGCTGTCCCCGGTGTCAAGCACCGTGGTCGTGCCCGCTTGGTACACCACCACGTCTGACCCCGGCTGCACACCAGTAACCGTCAAGCCCACCGTGTCAAGCGGGTACAGCGCGGCATTTTGCAGGGCAAGTGTCGTGGTGCCGTTTACCACCATTGTGGTAATGACGTTGCTGGTGCTGGCAATGGTGCAAGTGATGCGGAACCGGAACTTCAAGCCTGTGGTCGGGCTGATGCCAGTCTCGGCAGCCAGGTTGGCGTTGCTCAGGGTCTTGAACGTGCCCGAGAAGCCAGCACCCTTGTCCATGTCGTACTGGATGGTGTGGTTGTTGGGCACGTTCGTGCCCGTGGTAGCGAACGACGTTGCACCGTTCCAGCCCAGCATGAAGTACGGCATCGTCCAGGTGATCTGGTCGCCCACGGACTGCATCACGATGGAGCCGGTGCTCGTGAACTTCGGCGTGCCGCTGTCCACGGTGTACGTGCCCGACGTGGATGTGGACTTCTCGGTGAAGACAAGGGCTACCCGCGTCGTGGTGTCGCTGGTAAAGCTGTCCCAGAAGTGCATACCGTCAACGTGCGTGTAGGACGTAGGTACAGAACCGCTGTTCTGCCGGTTGCCGCGCACAGTGCTGTTGTACCAGTTCGGGCCTTGCGTCAAGGTGGCGTCGGTGTTGTAGCAGTTCTGGAACCTGATGCTCTGCGTGGTATTCGTGCTCGACGCCAAGCCGATGCGCAGGTTGGTTAGCCAGTTGCGCTGGAACCGGATGTTCTTGTTCAGGCCGCCATCCGCGAACAGGTAGCCGGAACGGGCGTTCGCCACGCTGCCCCCATCCAGAGGAGATGCAGATGAGCCAAGCCCCGTCACCAGCAGATCGGAGCAGGTGTTCATATACACCCAACCGCCCAACGGATGCACGTTGGCCACCCCCGGCCAAGTTGCCACATTGGTCAGGATGCCAGCTCGGCAGTTAGCCATCAGCTCGACCGCCTGCGTAGAAACGGTCGTGTTGGTGGTCGTCGCCTTCGGGTTGTCGGCGTAGTACACATTCGTCACAGACCAGTTCGAACAAGCCGACATGATGAGGCGCTTGCCCACCAGGTACAGGTTGGTCACGGTGATGGAGTCGCAGGTGTTGATGAACACCGGCCCGGCCAGCGCGGTAGCGTCTTGCGCGAACATGCCCTTCACGTTGTCCAGAGTCCACCCACCGTACAAGTTCACGAAGTAGATCGCATAGCCTGCGGTGCTGATCTGCTGGGCGCGAACGCCAGTCAAGCGCTTGGCGGTGCCACCAGTCAGGCACTGCTGGAACACAATGGCGTTGGAGGCATACGAGGTGGCTTGGTTGGACAAGCCGACCATCACCCCGTCGATGTCTGGAGGTGTCGAGGGCTCACCAAGCACGAACTGCTCGCAGGTGTGCATGTCCCGGATATACACCGAGTACGCCTGCTGGATGTTCATGTACCAGCAACCGGACACGCGCCGAATGTCCACAGCGCCGGACGAGTTCGTGGCAAGCTCATAGCGGGTGCCCATCGTCAAGCTGGGGGTGGTGTTGACTGCGTACCCGACTACGCCATTGGTGCTCGACGTGACGATGTTGGGCAAGCGGATTTTGCACCCTGCGGCGGGCAGGTCCCCGGCGTTCGCGCTGTTCGTGTCGAGGCCGAACGTCAGCAGGCCAGTCGAGTTCACCCAGCAAAAGCGGGAGCGGGAGTCCGTGCCGAGGTTCGCTGCGAGAAACATCTGACCGGCATTCGGCCAGTGATCGTACACACCAGAGCCGGGGGCCGTCTCCACTTCGACGCCAGGGTAACCCATCGTCTGCAAGGACGCGCCCTGCACGAAGGCCGGAAGCTGGACGGTCTGCCCACGCACACCACTAGTGGTAGCCAAGGTGCCCGCGTCGTCGATGATCGGGTAGAACCAGTCACCGTTGATGGTCAGCTTGTTGAGCCGGTTGACCGTCAAGGTCATGGACTCCACGCCCACCACCTCGATGAAACTGCGAATGGGCGCGACGGCAATCGTCACGACCTGGCCAGAAGACAAGGTGGCCGGGCCAGTCGTGAACGTTCCGCCCGTCATGCCGCGCAACTTGATCCAAGCACCCGTCGTCCAGACGCCGCCGGAAGCGGTAACCGCACCCCCATGGCGCTGCATGGCGATCAGGAACTCCGCCGTCACACCACCCTGCGTGATCGTCACGCCGGATGCAGGCACAGTACCAGTGGCAGCAGACACGTACATCTGCCAGACGTTGTTGCCGTCAATGGTCATCGTCCCGCCAAGGGTCGATGACAGTGAGATGTTGGCGAAGGGGCCGGTCGTAACTGTGCAGTTCGGCCCGTACCTGGTATCACTATCAACAGTCAGTGAACCACCGTTAACATTGTACGTGTCAGAACCTGTCTTTCCAGACAAGGCGGTGAAGTTCTGCGCTGTAGTGATCGTGAATGTTGCCATCGCTTACCCCAAAATAGGCCATTTGTTGAGCGGGCACTTGGAGTTCGTCAGCAACATCTTGCCTGACAAGGGACACTTGCACTTGCCGCACACCGGGCGACCAAACAGCATGACGCGTTCTGCACACCCGGTGCAGATGGATTCTCGACGTTCGCGCTGCTCTTTGGTCGTGATAATGCTCATTCCGTGGCCCTGCCAGCGATTAACTGTCGCATGCGCTCCGCATCCGACTCAACACTGGGATTGTATGCGCGAAAGTTGCCGCCGTGCCCGATGGCCAAGTGGCAGTTGATGAACTTCGTGCCTTCGCACAAAGTGATAAGATTTGTCAGTTCCAACTCCAGCTCAGGCTGCAAGTGAAACGGTTTCTTGTGATGCACTTCCACTTTGTCAGTACCACCGCACACGGCACACGCCGGGTACATGGCCAAGTGGCGCTTACGGGTGGTGGGCCATTTAGACGATCGCTTGTTACCCAAGTCGGTCTTGCCCTGTGCTACGTCAATCAAGTGGGTCAGCATCTTAGCCTCCGATGCAAGTCGTCCAGAAAAGGGGTCAGCCTTGTGAGCCGACCCCCTTTCTCAGGCTCAGTCAGCCAAGCCCATGCGACCACGCATTGCAGCGCGGAAGCTGTGACCAATCACGGCGCAGTTGATGTTCTGGACTTCAACTTTGGTGAGGTAGGTGTTGCCAGCAGCGGCGACATCCGAAGCCAGAGCGGCGACGGCGGCGTTGGCAGTGGCAGCAGAGGTTCCAGCGGTGGTTGCAGCGGCCTGAGCAGCAGCAGCGTTAGCCAGAGCGGTCTGAGCCGTAGCAGCAGCGGCTTCGGCAGTAGCTTGGGCAGCGGCAATGCCAGCGGCTTGGGTTTGCAGGGCCTCTACGGCAGCTTGCAGGCTGGAGATCTGGCTGGATTGGTTCGCGTCGTTGCCGGTCAGGTTGGCGACGGCGGTGTTCAGCGTGGCGATGCTGGCAGCGATGGCAGCGCAGTCACACGCACCGGCTTGACCAGCGTCAATAGCAGCTTGAATCGTCACCAGAGACTGGGCCATGTTGTCCACTTGGGACTGCACTTGGGCGATCTGGGCAGCGTTGGCGGAGTCGCCGTCGATGCGGTTCTGGGTCTCGGCAGCGAGAGCAGCCTGCACACCAGCAACGGTAGCAGCCAGGTCAGCAACAGCGGTCGAACCTTCGAGGCTCGTCACGCGGCCAGCCAGAGCGGTCAGCTGGGCCACGATGGCCTGGGCAGAAGCAGCGTCACCGGCAGTGTTGGCGGACAGCAAGCTGTTCAGGGTGTTGATCTGGGCTTGAACAGCGGCGATGTCAACGCCTTCAAGGGCCAGAACGGCGTTGATTTTTTCATTGACCGCGAGACCAACTTCGTCACCGAAGGTGGTAGCGATACACTGAATCAAGACGGTCAAGTCGTCGTTATAGGCAGCCATGGAAATTTCCTTTGCAAAAGATTTTCCACCACTTACGCGGGTGGGTTAGCGTCACCAGTGCAAGCCGTACCGTCGAGCACGGCTTGCAGTTGTTGAATCCGTGCCACCTGCGCCGCCACCTCAGCTTCAATCATGCAGCGCAGGATGTCGCCTATCTGAGCACCCACATCCGCAAACGCACAGTTGAGCTTTTCCTCAAGTTCGTTCATTTAAAGTCCAGTGCTTCAGAGGTAGATGGCGAAGTCGCTCAAGTGTACCTTGAAAGTATCGTTGGTCGAACTGACATCTTCACCAAGATCAAAGACAAGCAGGGTCTTGTAGTCCGAGTAAATCTGGCCGTATCGGGCACGGATGGTCGCCCCTTTCCAAGCCGCCATACCGGAAAACTGAAGGACTGCGAACTCCCCGTCCGTTCCGACCACTGGGCCGGCGATCTGCACACCCCCGGCCCGGTACCCCTGGGCCTTGATCTCGTTGACGGTGCTGTACTTGGCCGTCGTGATAGGCAAGGGCTCGCGGAACAAGGCCAGGTAGTACGTACCGTGCTTCCAGTCCCCGGCCAGCATCGCCTTGCGGGCTGGCGTGACCCACTTAGCGCTGCTCGTCATCGTCATGCTCCATCACAATAGATGAGAGTCGGCCGTCCTCGTCCCGTGTGACCTTCAAGGTCTTCGGGCCGCGTTCCTTGAGCAGGGTCAGCTTGACCTCGCTGGGGGCCACGCTCACGTTCACGGGCTGGCGCGACTGGCTGGCCACCGCATTTTGCATGGCCCAAGCCAGATCGGACACGGACTTCGTGGTGTTGTCCGTCGTCTGCTTGGCATGAGCCAGCGCGTCCTGCGCGAGCGAGTGGCTGTTGTGCAGCATCGCCGTCAAGTTGGGATCGACCTCCGCCTTCGCCGGGCCTTTGGGCTGCTGCGGGGTACTCTGGCCGTCGCGCATCGTGCTTGTCTGGCTGTTCGGGTTTTGCTGCGGGGCGGCTTGGGCTGTTTTGAACATGGTGCCGGACAAGGGTTTGAACCCTGCCGGGGGCAAGTTTCCGGTCAGCTTGATACAAGCCTCCTCATCCGTAATCAAGCCCAGAGACAGCTGCTCCAAAATCCGAGACTGCTCCATGCTGCGGTACGCTTCGAGCTCGCTTTGGGGGCGCATGTCAAGGTCGGCGTAGCGGAACTCCACATACACGTCCTGCCCGAACAAGCGCACAGCCTGCGTCAAGGCGCGGCTCAACAGGGTGTTGAGCATAGTGCGCACCATCTCCGCGTTCTTCAGGAACAGCATGGTGTCCACGCTGGCGGTCGTACCGCTGCCGTTGCCACGACCAAGCACGGCCGGAAGCGTCTTCGCGCCTGCTTGCAGCTTGGAGTTAATCATGTCCTGCACAGCCTGCATGGTGTTGCCGGGGTCGGTACCACCGTTCTCACTCTTAAGGTAGCTGTACTCCACCGTGTCGAAGGAGATCAAGGCATCCTCGGGGTTCAAGCCGTTGATGGTGCTCTCCAAGCCGGAAATCAAGTCCGACATGAACGAGTTGATCTTGTCCGGGTCGTTCAAGATCTCAGGGGGCGCACTCTGGCGCACGCGCTCCTCGATGATGCTGGCCACCAGTCGGGGGTGGATGGCACGCTTCATGACGCGGCGCAAGTCGTTCAGGAAGGCGCTGTCGGCAAGCACAGCCTGCACGGCCGACTCCAGCGGGCTGTCCGAATACGGCGTCAGCAAGCTCTGGTCCTGGTTGAAGATGAACACAGTCGGGATGTCAAGGTCGATCTCTTGGCCTCCCACGACCTGCACAGGTCTCACGCCCTCGTCGTCCTCGTAATACCGGATGGCTGGCGTGTGCACGGGCACCAACCGGGTGGGCATGCGGGTCTTGTCGAGCACCAGCTCCAAGCTGGCGCTGCCGTACAGCAGAAGCTCCTTGCCAAGCGAGGCGGACAGCTCGGGCAGCGACGAAAAGCTGTTGTAGCCGAGGTTGGGGTCGCCCACGAAGGTGATGCGGCGCAAAATCTCGTTGGCAATCTGCGTGCTTTCCGGGCTCACGATGCCGTCCGTCGTACGGGCCACCACCGTGAAACGCTCCGGGATGCCGATACGCAGATATGCGTTCATAGTGGCAGACAAATCCGGGCTTGCGGCTGCCAAATCACGGATAACCTGCTTGGTTGTCTGGCCAAGCCGCATCTCCAGGATGTCGGACTGGGCAAGTCGGCGATCAGGCTTGGCTAGGGCGCTGGTCTGCTTGGTGATCTGCGTCTTGTAGCCGGGCACGCTCGCCTGCTTGGGCTTTACCTTCGCAGGGGGCAGAGCAGGCAGCTTGGCTGCTGCCCAGATACCGCTGATTTTGTCTAAAATGGCCATGGATTACGTCCTTTTGGGCACATTGTGACATACTCCACCCCCTTTGGGGGCGGGGCTTCATGCTTCGTTGGTGACAGCGCGAACGGATGGCTTGCGCCCCCGCTTGCGACTTACATCGCCTCCACATGCAGAAGCGACTAGCCCAGCCGCCATCATTCGTTTTGCCTCTTCCCGGACGTTCACTGCCGCATTCACGTCGCGGTCGTGGTGCGTGCCGCATGAGTGGCACGTCCAAGAGCGAACATCTAGTGGCATGTCCGGTTTTTTGTGAGACACGTACTGCACAGCTTGCTGGACGGGAAAAACCGATTTACCTCGATGTACCCCTTACCAGCTCGTGCAGCCTTGTACTTTAGGAATGCTGAAAACATACCCCAGCCAGCATCACCAATCGACTTTGCCAGCTTGCGGTTTTTCATCATTCCACGCACATTCAAGTCCTCCACGGCGACAACTTGGTTTTCGTTGACGATTCGTGTTGACAGCTTGTGCAAGTAATCCTTACGCTGGTTGCTTACCTTGTTGTGGCACTTGGCAACCGACAGTTTTGCCTTATCCCTATTCTTAGATCCTTTGACTTTACGGGAAAGTTTTTGTTGCTTACGCTTCAGGTTTTTGTGCGCCTTCTGAAAAAATCGCTCACTGTCGAACTTCGAGCCGTCGCTGGTGACAGCAAAATGCTCCAGTCCAACGTCGATGCCAAGGACTTTACCGTCGTATGACACGTCTGGCGCGTCTGCTCCATCCTCTGTGAGAATGGAGATGTGATACTCGCCAGCGGCGTTCTTTGAGACGGTGCACGTTTTAATCACGCCAACAATCTCGCGGTGAATAACAGCCTTTACATGGCCGATTTTTGGGAGTTGCACTTTGCACCCGTCAACTACCTTTACGCCTTGCGGATAGCTCGCAGACTGCTTCCCGTGTTTGCTCTTAAATTTTGGGTACTTTGTGCGTCGCTCGAAAAAGTTTACGAAAGCGCGGGACAGGTGCATGCAGGCCGATTGAAGCGTTTGTGCGTAGGGTTCGTTTAACCACTCGAATTCTTTTTTGAGTTGCGGGAGTCTTGCCGTCATCTCAAACTGTCCAAGCCCCTTGCCAGTCTCTTTGTAAACCTCTTGTGTCTTTGCAAGGTTGTTATTCCACACCCAGCGTGCGCAGCCAAATGCCTGAGCAAGCATATTTGCCTGCTTTTTGTTCGGGTACAAACGTACTTTGGTTGCGGTGAGCATTATCGTATTGTAATTGATTTTTACCTTAAGTCAATCCATCTTGTTCCTGAAGCTCTTGACCAGTGACATGCCCCGGTGCAAGGCTCCTCCTTGAGCAGTCGCACGCAAGCGGCAAGCCAGCATCAGGTAGAGCAAGGCGAAGTGCATGTGGTCCTCTCCCTTGCTGCTTTTCACCCACTGGTAGTTGATCTCATTGTTGCGGTCGAACACCTGCTGACGGCGCATATCGGTGTAGTGCGCGTTGTACGCCTCTGACCTCGGCCCCTGATGGATGACAAGTGATCGGTCCTTGAACATCTGCATGATCGAGTCCAAGGCCACCGTCCGATTGACCTTGACCATGCGCAAGTTCATGCGCCCGGTCGTGTGGTCCGCGTCTCGCTGCGCCACGGTGTACATATCGGTGCTTTTCGTGGTCACGAACCCGGCTCCGTACGCGTTTTTGTCGTAGTCGGTGATGCGACGCACCAAGTCTGTCTCCGGCTGGGCGTCGTGAACGGAAATGAGCACCCGGTATTTCGCGCACAGCTCGCGTCGGCGCTGCTCGAAGATGGCAAGTGGGATCTCCTCGCGGTGCACCACCAGCAACTTTCCGTCAAGCGTCATGCGGCCAATGCTCACGGTGCAAGTGATGTGGCCCATGTCGCACCCCATGTAGTGCACTTCCGAGCTGTTGAGGTCGCCCTCGTAAGCACAAGCGGCCACGTCGCTGGCGGAGATCTGGTCGTCGGACGTTTCGGCCTCGATGCCAAGCACCTGGTTGTGGAACTCAGCCTTCGTGTTGAACTCCGTGGACGAGCGCACGATGTAGTCGGGTGTCAGGATGCCGTAAGCTGTCGCGGGGCTTACGTAATAGGTGGCCGCCTCGTGCTGGTCAAGGTGGTTTTCGATCACCCATTCAAGCCTGGAGCGGTCGAGTTGTGGGTCTTTTCCGCACTTTGGACAAGCCCAGTGCGCTTCCTGCCACCGAACGTCCTTCAGGTTGCTGCGTGTGATGTCCATGAGGCTGCCGCTGTAGCCTGGGACCTGCATGTGGGTGTAATACTCGGGCAAGAACCGGTGGCCACAGCAGGCGCAAGTCGCAAAGTGGCGGTAGCGGCGGCTGGTCTCGGCTTCCTTGGAAATCCCGACTCCGGCGATGGTTGGGGTCGAGAAGTTGCGAATCAGGCGGTGTTTGCTGGCCTGCAAGCGGGAGCGGAACTGGAGCAAGGTGTCCGGGTCGGACCGGTCGATCTCGTCGTTGACCAGCATGTCGGCGGAAATGGACAAGGCTGCTGTTTCAGACCGTGTTCCACGGATAAACAGGAAGTTGGCACCCAGTTGTTTGAGCTCGGAGTTGTTGACTTCGGGGTTTATCAAGCGGCGCAGCTCGGGGCTGCCCATGAGCAAGGGTGCCATCTTGGTCGTGGACAGCTTTACGGCGTCCGTGGCGCTTGGCATCGTGTAGATCACGTTCAGAGGACGCTGCGTGGCAAGTGCGGCAAGGGCGTGGCACATGGAGACCGTGGACAAGCCGATCTGGGCGCACTTGACCACGTTGACGACCCGGGCGGGGTTGTCGATGATGTCGGCCTGGAAGCTGTATTTCCCGCTCAGATCGATGAGCTCGCCTTCCAAGTAGATGTTCTTTTGCACCCACTTGGACAAGGTGGAGAGGGTGTAGGTGCCAGCAACGGCGTCCCGGACGCGCTGGAGGTGGTCAGCGAACATCTTGGGGGAATTTTTTGGTGTAGAGCTCGAAGAACTTGTCCTGCATGGGTTGGGGCATGGCTTTCAGGGTCTCGATCAGGATGAGCTCGATGTCTTTGATGCGCTGCGAGCTGTAGAGCTCGGTCTGCAACTTCGTGAGCTGGGTCAAGATCGTGGTCATGCTGTTCATGATCTGCGCGATCTGGTTGGGAGGCACGTCGTCGCGGTAGGGCAAGGTGTCTCGCAGGGCAAGGGCGGCGTTGTAGTTGTCCAACAGCTCTGAGTGGATGTCCAAGGTCTCCGCTGTCACCGTGCGGAATATCGCGGCTTGCTGTTGGGGCTCTTGTTGGGTGTCGCCGTGCAAGTCGAGGTTTTTAAGCGCCATTTCGTGCCTTCGCCTTGTACCGGAAGATCGTGCGTGTAGAGCAATGGGCGATGCGGGCGGCCTCCAGGGTAGGGGTCGTGGAGGCAAGCTGGGTGCGGAAGGCCCTGCGGGCTGCGTTCAGCTCGGATTTCTTGGGTTTTTTGGGGCGCGGAGGGCGCGGGAGTATCTGGTAGAGGTACCCGATGGGGATGTTGTAGCGTGCAGATAGCTCTTTGGAGGTGATCTCAAAGCGTAAATAAGCTGCACGTTCTTCGATGGGGATGCGCTGGATTGCACTCATTCGCGGATTATGAATCGAATTGTCGCTAAATTAGTGACATTTTGAGTGTAAATGTGCGAAAAGTTTTAAAAAATTTTGTATATGGCGGAGGTGGGAGAGGCGGCGCATCGCATTATACCAAAAATAAACCCTATACGTCAACCACATATACATGCTATGCACTGTTACAAACTCTGACACATTGTGGTAACCAAACAACATATTTTCATGTATAGTTCAGCACATGGCAAATTTCAACACCTCCCCACAGTGCATGGCTCTGCCATAGCTATGCACACTCATGCCCACAGGGGCAAAGGATCAACCATGACAAACCAAGTCGTCACATTCAACGCACTTACCCGCGTCACGGGCAAGGCACCGGCCAAAGTGGCTCACGCTATCGCTCAAGGCGCAGACGCTGGCACGCTGCTCGCCATTGGCAAGCATCGCAGGGCTATCATCGGGAGCATAGCCCTCGCAGGGGAGCAGGCCACAATCCGCGAACTGTCCCACGGGAACATTCGCCCAGCGTGCGCTGCCCTTGTCGAGCTGTCAGGCAAGGCTGTCACCCTCATGGAGATTGACGGAAAAGCCCCATACTCTGAATTCCTGCGAATGGGCGCGGCACTGGCCCAGTTCCAGCAGTTGACCAAGGCCGGGAAACCTACCAGCGCGGCCAGAGCCCTTGCCAAGTTCACACAATGGCGTGACCAAGCCTCTGCGCTCCGCGCTGAACGTATGGCCGGTAAAGCGTTGCCCGCATAACCCCATAGCCCCCTCGGGGGTTTACATAAGGGACAAACCCCTTATGTAAGCCTCTAACCCGTTCGCTGATCGCAGCGATATGTTAAACCGGGTTTGTTCATTGTCGCATTTTGCGCGAGCCCCACGGGGCCTGCGCATGGCGGAGCCATGCCCTACGGGGTCACGGTATCCAATGCACGATGACACAAACGTGACAACGGCTTTATCCGGGGTATTCTTTAAAAATTTATAGACAGCACGGCCATTGTACGTGTCCACTATTCGGACATAGGGTTAACCGTGCGAGTCGCCAAGGCGAGAACCAACATCGCATAATCTACGCGTTTAATACTATCAACCGTTGATAGCATCAGTATATTGTGCATGGTGTTGATGTGTGTGACGTAATGTCACGTAAATGCACCCACGAAGCAAAGGCGACTATAAAGAACGGCATTTATGCCAAGAACGTGTAACCTAGCAGGACTCGGAGCACGTAACCCCTAGATTGTCTGGAAAATGGCATATTGGCGACAATATGCAGCATCATCATGCGGTTTCCTGACTCAATAAGCGGTATGAAACAAGCGGCCTACAGGCGTGAGGGATTATCAATACCCGCAAGGTTCATTCTTGCGGCATACGATAAAGCCACCCCACAATGTGCCACACCACTTCATACCCTACTATTGAGCTTTTAAACCAGAGTACGACAATTCGCAAGGTTTAATAAAGAACCCGATTACAAGGGTATAAAGCATCCGTGATAGTACGGAATTAGACAACGATGGGGCTTAACCCGCCCCTGATAGCGCGGTTGAGAAACCGCCTAAGTGCATAGCCGTGTGCTTAGGCTGTTTTTCATAGGAGAAAATCATGCGAGATCACATCTACATCGGCTCGGCCCCATCGGACGAGCTGTGCGCCCAACTTGGATTCCCTGACTTCGAGCGGCTCCAGTCCATCGAACTCACACAATTCTTGCGTATGTTGCGGGAACGCTTCCCTCTGCCTGACTTCCGTGTCAAGCGGGAGAGCCACGACTTCGGCTCTTACCGCGAAGTCGTCGCTTACTTCGATGACGAGGACGAAGATCAAGCGGCACAAGCCTACGAAGCTGAGTGCTACTTCGACAAGTGGGACGACCAAGCTCGTGAGTCCACCCATGTTGCAAGTCAACACCAATAACCAACTCCAGTACAAGTTCAAGCCTCTGGGCTTGTACGTGAGCCAGGCCGACACACAGACGGTCATCTACAGCCTAAAACCGGCCTACAAGCAGCACAAGATGCCTTGCAGCCGCTATGCCCTCTCCACGGCCTATGGCAGGGCCGTTCTCACTGAACACCTCACCATGAAAGGACTCACCCCCATGAGCATCGTTATGTCCCTCTGCTTCGCCTCCATGTTCATCATGGCCGGGGAAGCGTCCGTTGCCTCTGTCATTGTCGCTGCCGTCACCGTTGTGCTTGGCGTGGCCGTCCAGGTCATCGAGAGTCGGACGCATTGACAAGGGTTGGGGCTGGGGCCTTGTCCTTGGCAAGCCGCTAGGCATTGTCCTTGGCCTTGTCCTTGGCCTTGGCCTTGGCATTGTCCTTGGCCTTGGCAAGCCGCTAGGCATTGTCCTTGGCCTTGGCAAGCCGCTAGGCATTGTCCTTGGCCTTGGCAAGCCGCTAGGCATTGTCCTTGGCATTGTCCTTGGCAAGCCGCTAGGCATTGTCCTTGGCATTGTCCTTGGCAAGCCGCTAGGCATGGTTCCTGCCCTTGGCAAGCCGCTAGGCCTTGTCTTGTTCTTGTCCTTGTCCTTGGCAAGCCGCTAGGCCTTGCCTATTCCCACAACCCACAACCCAACCCTATGACACCCACACAAACACTCGCCAAGGCCCTGGAAACGGCTCCTACAAAGGCGCTGGCCCTGCAAGCGGCTCAGGAGCTGCGCCGACTCGAAAAAGAGCGTATGGAGCTGCTCCATGCCCTTGCGGATAGCGTGACCGCAACCCTGAATGGAGTTCAGGCCATGCACCGGCTCATGAGCCGGTATCTTGACGCTTGAAGGTTGGGAGATGGGGTCCTTGTCTCGGTCCTTGTCAACACCCCAGATTAACGGCCCTGCAAGCCTCTAAACCCTCTCCAAGCACCCTACCCCTACCCAACCTTAAAAATCGCTTCCAACCCTGTTCTGGCAAGTCCTAGACCCCAACCCCAAGAGAACCACCATGAAAACTACGGCGTATTCGTAATCGACCCCGAAACCTCAGTTCGCTACCGCTTGAAAGCCTTTGCCAACTTGGACAACGCGGTCAAACTTGCACAAAAATCTAATGGGCAAGTCGTTGACCTGCTCAACAACACGCTTTATCAGTCAGTAGGCTACCTACTCGGCCCCAAATTCAAGCGAAGCAAGCGTATAGACAAGCTCAGTGCGCAGATTTTCGCATAAGTTGGCACAAAAATTATTGACAGGCAGTCAAAAGTACGCGTAACGACCAAAACTAGGTAGCTATTCCGTACGCTAGGCAAGCCTTCAGACCAAGCCAAGCAAGCCCAAACCAAGTCAAACCTCTACTGTCGAGACCCAAAAAACGCGCAGATGCAAGCTCATTTTGGCATCTTCCGAAAATTAGCCTTGCCAAAAGGACGCTGTTTTACACAAAAAACTGTCATTTTGTAACAAGATGTAACGCTAAGTTGGGTTAGTACTCACTATCGACTTATCCACAACCCCCCTTTATAAATCAACAACTTATTTGGATAAAGGTAGTAAGTCAGAGGTCAAAAATCGGAAAACAAAATAGTCAAATAGTTTGTTTTGATTCAAGAAAACAGTGACTTAGAAGCCCAACTTTTGACTTCGGCAAGTGTTTTAGGGAAGAAAAGTCATTTTTTTTTCGTTCTGATTTCCCTCCTTATACGATTTTTCAAAACACCTCTCGGATTTCCACTTGCTATCCACGTAAGTTGTTGATTTATATAGACCCCCAAAAAAATCAAAAAATGCACCATTTTGGTGCATCGCCCGATTTTCCTACCACACCCGACTTGCACTGTCAAGAAATTTTTGCTTCCTGACAGTTTCCTGTCATTTTTCACCCTATCTAGTATACTAGTATCGGGTACTGACCCCATGTTCACATCCAAAGTACCCCACTTGCACCCCGCCAACTACCACACAATCCTTACACTTGCCCAACGAACCAAGGGCAAACCCAACTACTCAAAGAACCACAGACTGGTAATCACACCCACATCCGTGGAAGTGCTCTTGCATCACACCAACATCCTGATCTACCACAACGACAACACCCTCACCATAACCAATGGCGGGTGGGATACCCCTATGACCCGGGCATACCTGCGGGCTTACACGGACCACCCCCACCTTGCCCTGGACACACCCACCCGCATAACCCTCACCTCCCCGGCCATCGTGCACCGGCCCAGATCCGACTTCACGAAGACAGTCCGATCCGCCAAAGTGCCCGAGGCCATGAAAGGGATGAGCCGACAATTCCAAGACGGCCCCTACTACCTGCGAAACCTTGCCCAACCCGTCACCAAAAGGAGCTACGCCTTACGACACCACTACCGAGACGCCTTCAAGCACAAGGAAGTGCCCTATACCGGCCCTGAGATCTTCATGGGCGAACCGGGCTACATCCCGCTTACCCAAGCCTAAAACCCAAAAAGGAACCAACCATGTCCGACCAACTCACCCCCGCCCAAGAAGCCCTTGCCGCCCCCTACGTGGCCAAATACACCGCCATTGGCCTGCGTACCACCCCCGAGAACACGCAAGACCGCACACTTGCAGCCAAGGCCGCTGAAGCCTTCTTGCGGGCTGACACCAACTTTGACCAGTCCCGCCCCTGCATCCACATCGACACCGCGTCCGACCCCGACCTCACACTTGCCCTCGGCCCCGACCACAAAGGCCAGGACATGAAGGCCATGTACATCGTGACCGGGACTTGGCCCCACTTGGTTGCCCTTGCCAAGAAATTCACAGGCAAGAACGACGTGTCAGACGCCTTCTGTGTCTCGCAGTACGCCGCCCACGCCCCGGCCCATGCCACCTTCATGCGGGACGTGCTTGGCGTCAAGGGCATTGACGTGCAGACTGACGCCTTGGATGGCTTCTCTCGGCACTGCGGCGTCACCTTGATCTACGAAAAGGCCATCTTCGTTGGCGACCCACCTGTGGCCTTCAAGGAAACCGCCGATGGCAAGCTCGACCCGATCTACACGAACGCCGAGGCCCATCAAGCAGGCTTGACCACGCCTGAAGGCTTGCCCTTGGCCGATGCTTGACACAACGCCCCACAGGACCGCCAAGAACGGCCTGTGGGCCTCCAAATGACCCTTGGCAAGCCCAAACCCCCATCCACCATCTCCAACCGCTGGCTGCCCCTTCCATGCGGCTCCACGCCCCAAGAGATGAACCCAGTCGGCAAGCGCATATTCGCCAGACTTGCCAAGCTGTGGAAAAAGCGAATCTAAAGGAACCCACCATGTCCAAACTCTCCATCGAACAATCCGCCCAAGCCATCCTTGCCTGCCCCGCTGTGACTTTCTCGCTCGAAGGCCCGCCCGGAGTCGGCAAAACTCACGGCATCTCCGCCCACTTGCGCGAAGCTGGCTACACCGTTCACATCATGCCTTGCCAGAACATCCCGGCCGAGGACACGGCAGCCTTGCCTGTGGTCAAGAAAAACGGGACTGTGGACTTCGCTACCCCCGAAATGTGGCACCCCGCACCCAAGACGGCCTTCATCCTTGACGAGTTGTGGAAAGCCCCGGACGACATTCTCAACGCCTTCTTGCCCATGGTGCACGGCTTTCCCCGCACCTACATGCACCATGAGTACCCCGAGGACACCATTGTTGTCGTGACCGGCAACGCTGCTGAGTTCCGTGTGGGAGACAAGTTCAAACCGCACATGGGCAACCGAGTGGTGTCCATCGAGGTGGATGACCCCACACTTGCCGAGGCCACGCAAGTCATGCTTGACCGGGGTGTGGATGCTCGCATCATCGAGTGGGTGCGTGTCAACCCGCAGGCTTTGAAGTCTTTTGATCCGCAGGCTCAGACGAGGCCCGAGACGGAGTTGATGAACTACTACGGGTACGACCAGCGCCACCCCAAGCGCAAATTCTGCTCGATGCGCAGCTTGGAGCTTGCCTCCAACGTCATCAAGTCCGTGCCCGAGGGTGTGCGCCAGTCCTGCTTGCAAGGCGCGATCGGCCAGAAAGCCGCTTCCAACCTTGAACACTTCCTGCGCGAATCCGCAGAGTTCATCCCGCTTGCTGACATGGTGGACGGGACCGCGAAAGTGCCCAAGCAACTGTTCGATCGACGGCTTGCTGCGATCACCGCAGCGTCCGGGCTTGACGAGAGCAACTGGAAGCAGCTGCTCAAGTATGCGGAGCGACTTGGTTCGGAGTTGAAGCAAGTGTTCCTGCTGAACGCGAGCCGCAAGAAAGTGAGTGCCGACTTGCTGGTGAAGTCCCAGACGTGGCGAAACGAGCTTGCCGTGATTCTTTGACGAAAGGAGGGCCGGGCGCAAGCCCGGCTTGCCATGAGACTTGACAAGCCGAATGCTTATGTGTGGGACCAAGTGTGGGGCCAAGTGCTGGACCAAGTGTGGGACCGAGTGTGGGGCCAGGTGCGGGACCGAGTGCTGGACCAAGTGTGGGACCAAGTG